CAATGCACTTGAGGAAACAACTTGTGTAATTGCGAAAATCGAACACGCTTTTCAAACTCCACGTAACCTTGATAATGACGTCGACCAGTGTCAGGGCACGTCTCCTCTTGAAAACACATGTAAGCTACACCATGATCACCAAACTTGGTGTGATCGCTAGGCCAAGCAATGTCCTTGTGAGCCGTATAACACCAAAATTTGCTTTGTGTATCTGTAACATATACCATGAAATTGCTGACGCCAAGGTTCGAACACATTAGACAGGCCCTAAGGCTGATTGGCACAGCTACGCAGACACAATTCCATCTCCCACAATAACAAATTCCAGTCACGAATAGGAACAAACTCAAACCCCCTTGGTATGTACACACCGGCTTTTGGTTTCTTGAACGAACGTTCATCCTCTGCGTCCGCGCCTCTTTTCTTGGATGAAGAAGCAGCGGGAGATGCCTCTGCTGCAGCACCTGCCGCCGCATCGTCATCGGGAATAGCATCAGACCACGAGTACTCGCGGAAGGAATCTGAAAAAAACATATACATTTATTGCATATCACCATTCTCGTCAATGTAGCGAACTTCTTCAACTTCGTGAACGACTTCCACCTCAAGGACCACACGACGAAGGCGCTCGCCTTCAGGACGTTGCCAGGAATCACGGAACTCGGACGTAAGAACTCGAGTCATGACACGGATCGGAAGGATCTTACCTTCAACACCTTGGTCCACCGGAGCGGCGGCGGCACGTTGGAACACTTCAGCAGAAGACGGAGCAGCAGACATCAGCAGAATAATCTGTTGGTTAAGCAATTAAATACAATTAAATCCTTAACGAATGATGAGTCAGCAGAATTCCTATCTTGCACAACAGGGGGTTCGAACCGACGATCTATGTCCTCTGAAAAATCACATAAGGATTTTGCGCAAGCGCAGGTGAGAAACCAAACGACAGTCCGAAATTACGGTGAAGCGAGGATCCCCCGCAGAACAGTTAAATTTGAGATCCGTCGCCTGGGGGATTCGAACCCGAGCACAAGTCAAGAAGTTGGATGAGGACCGAAGTCAACGCCGCATCTTAACCAACGTACTACGGCGGCGGTCGAAGTTATGATAACTTAATGCACAATATAAACACATCGAATACATTTAATTCCTTAAACTAAGGGTTTATATTTAATCCTCAAACAAACGTGTGCAATGAAACACACGAAATCCCAAGCCCATGGTTGGATCTGGGTCAATGGCTGGTGTGGTGATGAAATTTAAACCAGACGTAATAAATCCTAGAGTAAAACCTTCATCACTAGTGACCGTTATATCAACGGAAATACTGGTCAACATGCCAGTACCATATGGCGTTGTTTGCACACCACCAACAGTTCCACGAACCAACGTCCCCGCATTCATGACATTCTGAACGCCGGTAATCATGTAGCACCCATGATATGTGTCTTGAAACACAACGTTGTTGATATTCGGGTCACAGGAAAGAACCATTGGACAATGGTAAACATCAGCTTCTTTGGTATACCCACGAAAACCAAACCGCAAAAACATAGGCTGTGCACCACTAACAGTGATGCCTTGAGAAGAAAACATGCCAGGAGTAAATGTAACTTGCAACCCACCACCTTCAGTGGGGGGCTGGAGACCTCCGCCAGTATGCCATTGGGTAATGCGGATGAATTGCTTCATCCACGGGGTGCCAGAATAGGATGCACCAGTACCATTATACGGAGGGTCGAACGCGCCCAACGGCACATCATTGCAATTCGCATCTGTCAACCCCGTCCAAGTTGCTTCATTGGCACCCCCGTTAATGGCAAAAAACGTCATGTTCATGTTGAACCCTTGTTCTTGAACAGGGTGGGGATTATTCTCGAAATCAGCCTGATTATGGACGAGGTACAGTGTAAATCTGCATAAACAAAATGAAATTAACGCCGCCCCCATATACTGTGTGTACACCCATAATCACACAACACATCAGGGCGACGGTACCTGAGGTTTGTGCAACTCGATCTCGTAATCGATATACAAATAACCCATCGGAGTAGAAACAGTCACGCCCTCCGAAGCAAGATACAACGAGCCATCGGCAAAAAACCGCTGATCTTGCGCTGCAGCACCGGCCGCAGGAGGTGTCGTCCATTTCAACTCAAACGGATTCCCGCGCGCTTCAACACCCATTTGAAACGATTGACTCGGCTTGCAAGCAACCGCGCCATAATTGTTCATAAAATCACGGGAATTTATGGGATTGTTCGCAGTCACCGGATTGTACTCAATGTACGCCATCACGTTGCCTTGGCCCGTTTGGGCAGTCGTGCCATCGCCCGACGCAGTAATAAACTGTACGTTGACTTTACGCCAACGATACTGTTCAAACCGCGACGCAATCGTCGACAACCATGGAAATGCATCAGCATTAGTAGGAAACAAACGCATGCCAATCGTATCAAAGAGGGAAGAACCAATTGGTTGACATGGGCGATACGCAGTGTCAACTGAAGATGACTTGACAAGGCCAATACACTCACGGTGCTTGATAACAAAACCGCCACTTGAGGACGTCATCTTGGGCAAACTGGAAATTGCAAGGGTCTGCTTTCGCATACCACGTGTCGCACTTCCACGGATATAACGCTGCACAGCAGCATCCACAGCAGCTGGAATACCACCAGGAGGACCACGACCAGGAGGACGATAAACATACTTTTCCCAATCAAAACTACTCCCCCTCGCATGCTTTCCCTGACCAGGATGATCCTTCATCCTGGGATCAACCAATCGCTTCGATTGAGAAAAAGAAAGCATGCCCTGGCGCCGAGGAGGCGCAGCAGGGTATCCTGCACCACTGCGTAGATGCATTATGTTGTGACGTACCGTTACGGCCTCCCGCCCTGCGCTTATACGACATTGCTTTGCGAGGCATGTTAAGTTGTGATTTATATTTTTTTGTATTTTGTGACAATCACGCCGTTGTGCGCTTCTCAAGCTTTTCAAGCAATTGGCGCAAACGGACAAAAAATTCATCTAGAGTCTCTTGCAATAATTGCACTTCATCCTCCAACGTATCCGTTGGGGGCAAAATGCCATCTTGCATCATGTCGTCCTTCAACGACGCACACGGCGTCGCAGCTGCAAAAGCAGACGACATCTCCGTAAAGGTACGAGCCAAAAAAGGTAGAGAGGGTAAAGACATAATTGTGACAATTATTTTGCTGGGCCAAGCTTGCGCAACTTGGAAGCAACTTTCTTGTAAGCACGTGCATTAAGTGATACGGCTTTTTTCCGTTTGTGAAAGGGCGTCACGCGCCCTTTCACCCACTGGTACGCGCCTCTAATCAACTTCCATGCTCCCTTCACGGGACCAAAAAAAAAATCTGTCACGTCTTTCGACGTTCTTTCAGCCATGGTATATGGACCATGTCTGCTCTGAAATGCCAAACGATCACGGTACGGATCGAAATACAACGTGCCATCCGGCGCCTTGTATTGCCTCGGCTTATATCTACGACGGTAACTCAACACCATAAGTTGTGATTACTGACGATACATCCACGCATCCTGGGCAGCTAAAGCTGCAAGCTGCGATGGCGTTCTCACGATCTTAATAATGTTGGGGTTGGGTTTAACCACCGGACGCGCAGAAAATCTCGGACCTTGTATGCGAAACAACGTCCTCGCAGTAGGACGTCGCACACGGACGTACTGCGGTTTCCAAACCTTGTACGCTACACGACCTCGGTATTTGGGCATGTTAAGTTGTGATAAAAATTTATTTTTATACACAACGCGCGCTGCGCGCGCTTACACCTCCTCTTCGGCTGCGCCTCATCGTCGGAGCGGCTTCGCCGCTTTAGGCCCAGTCCGTGCACGATGTTGGGACTGGGACCGAAGTCCAGGGGTAATACTAGCCCTGGACTTCTTACACAAGATCCGGATCAACATCCGGATCTAGATAGGCAAGAGAAGCTGATGACCGATTATCAAATTCAAACTTGAATTTGACAATCGGGTCAAATGTTTTGCTGCATTCTTCGCCATCAAACACTTGAAGCTCCCACTCAAATTTCGACTTAGCCTCGTACATGGCCGCAATGCGTCTCTTCATGGGATTCCAATACGCATCGGGACCATTGTCGTACCACCGCAAAGGATCGATATTTGACACTAGAATTACGCGATCGTAATTCCCAGCAACACTCTTGCCACGGCCGGGTAAATTCACCTTGTGGCGATCGCAAATTAATTTTAAATCAGACAAACTCAAATTCTCCTTGCCAGAAAACTCGTCAAGAAACAAAGTCTTTTCTTGATTGTACGTTTCAAACGACAACTTTCCCGAATTGTTTCGATCAGGTAAATATAGCGAATCGCCAAACAATTTGTGTGCGAAATACGATTTACCCGCGCCGGGTTGGCCCCAAATGATAATGACTTCACGAGGTTCGCCTGGCGGGCGCTCTTCAGCTAACGACTCACGCAAACTCGTTAAGCCACGATTGAAAAGAACATATTGAGCTGGCATCTCTTGGGCCACTTGCTTAAGTGACCCGCCACTTTTAATGATTTCAACAGCTGCGTCCAAATCGGTACGCTTGCCTTGGGAACTTTGCGACAAATTACCGTAAGTGTATGATAAACCATCCTCTACACGACTATCCACTTTCTGACAATAATCGCGCGCTTGCAAAGCCGTGCCTTTGCGCTGTTCCCAATGCACTTGAGGAAACAACTTGTGTAATTGCGAAAATCGAACACGCTTTTCAAACTCCACGTAACCTTGATAATGACGTCGACCAGTGTCAGGGCACGTCTCCTCTTGAAAACACATGTAA